ATTATTTTTGGTCTAGGTAACTGTCCACGTTGAAAAGCAAAACCTGATGCTTGTATAGGAAATCTAAGATAGTCATTACCAGCCCAGACAATTTTGCCATTTGCATTGAGATTACTACCAGCATGAAATCTATAAATTGTATTTGCACCATGTAACGCTGTTGATAGTTGTAGCGTAAACAATTCAATAATTGCTGATGGAGTTATGGATTGTAAATCACTAAATACTGCTGAATTTACTGACATTATGATGCTGGTTCAAATACTTGCCTGAAAGTTGCTTGAATAGTAGCTCTATTTCTAAATGGTATCGACTTGCTCCATGCTTCGCAAACAAACTTAAATTTAGTAGAGTCCTCGCCAGGTAAGTAATCAACAGGAAGATCAAAACTATCATTATCGTTTGCTCTAGCATCTAAGAATGTTTCAATTTGATCTGCCTCTGTTTCTGATACGTCATAAGTAAAATTAAATATTTTTGGGTTTTGATGTTGTGCAAGACCAAAAGTTATCCGATGTTCATAACCATCGGCAAAACGAACAATACGAGTTAACGGTGCAGACCTTTTCTGCTGCCCATATTTAGGTTTTATTGAAGGAAACGTAGCCATTATGCAAGTAATCCTCCTGGTCTTTGTTGCTGTATTATTTCAGATTGTACTGCAACTGAGATAAGACGACCAAGCTCTCTACCTTGATCTTCGTCACCTTCTACATTTGTTCCAGAAGCATCTACATTTACTACGATGTTTGTCGCACCCATAGCATGATTTGGTGTCACTACTCCTGTAGCTCCAGGTGTAAATATTTCTGGGCCACGCTCTCCAACCATATAACTCTTATTTGCTTGAGCCGTTCCACCATTAGCTAGGTGTCTTGTTAAATCTTTTGCAGTTGCTCCTACACCCACACCTCCTGTTCCAAATGATCCTGTCAATAAATTACTACCGCTTGGAATCCCCGTGCCAAAAGAATTTGGTACAAAGCTGCTGAAGTTAAATAAGTTACTAAATAAACCTAAAAATCCTCTTTGTATTTGAGCAGCCATTAATCTTGCAGCCGTATCTAAGAAGTAATCTGCTATTCGATTTAACATATTTCTAAACGCATCTTTAACACTCATTGTTCCTTTAATAATTCCTTTAAATGATTCTTCAAAACCTGTTCTTATCGCTACGCTTAAATCTAAAACTGCTCTTAATGGATTTATTAAGTCTCTAATTTCTTCTGAAGGAGCATTAAATTCACTGATAAATTGTAACTGCTCATTTATTTTTATAGAGTGTTCAATAAATTCAAGAGATTGTTGGTTGGCTTTTGCAAATTCATCAGCAAACTCTTTTGTTTTCTTTGTTCTAAAGTCTAATCGAGCTTGTTCATCTCTAAACCGAGCCTTATAATTACCTCGTTTGTTTTTAAATACATCGTCAAAATCAAATTCTTTTATACTTCTGTCAGCAAATTGTTGTTTCTTTTTATTGAAAATAGCTTGTTCTAAAGCAACTTGAGCTTTCAATGAACCTTCGGTAGCTAAAGTTGAGAATAAATTATTTCTTGTTTCACGACTTATTTCTGAATTAAGACTTTGAATTTTTTCTAATACCGATTCTGACGTTCTAAGACCAGATAAAGTTTCAACAGTTTCTCTACTACCAAAAGCATTGATCAACATATTACCCATTTCAGGTTCTAAATCTTTAAATGCACTTACTAACTGAATCGCATCTTCTTTTGTTATATTCATCTCTTTTGCTAATTCTTTTATCCTTTGTCTTGAGAATCCAGTACTAATTCCCATAGCTTTCATCTCTTCATCAAGAGTTCTAACAGCTTTTCTAAATGCTCTAACCTCTTGAACTTGAGCAACAATAGCAGTAGCAGCGATAGAAGCTGCAAAACCTCCACCCATAGCTAAAGCTCCACCAGCAGCACCAGCAAGACCACCAGCAGCAGCAGAAGCACCACCACCACCAAATAGTAAGGGAAAGCCACCACCGATTAAACCACTTCCAATAGCCCCCTTTATTCTGCCTCCTAAACCACCTTTCATGGCAAACATTCCTGTAGGATCTGCGTTCTTTCCGAAACCTAATTTATTTAAACGACCTCCAATTCCTCCAACTCCTCCTGGGCCTATATTTTGAAAGGCAAATGAACTATTCTGTTGAGTTAAAAGTTGGGCTGTTTTCTGCGTATTCTTTGCTGTCTTCTTTGCGTTTCTTGCGATTGACTTTTCTATTGCTAAAGCTGCTCTATCTACTGGAACGGGATTAGGTTGAAATTTTCTACTGAAATCTCTAAATCCTGAACCCGATGCTTGTCTTGCAGCTTGACTTGCAGATGTATTTTGCCGAACCACATCAAGTAAACTACCGCCTCTAAGATTATTCATCAGAGTCCTTCTCTGATATAACTCTCGATTATATTGCCTTTCAACTTGAACTAACTGTCTAGCTGATTTGTAATAACGATCAGTACCTATTGCTGCTTTATCTAAATTAAGCTTTGCCTGTTTTAGTACTTTATTTAAAGTTAAAAATGAATTTGGAAGAGTTTTACTTTGTTTATTGGCAAGTTTGTTTAAAGTAGTAAGTTCTCTAGATGTATTACTTATCTCACTTCTTAACTTTTTTAGTTGTTGAGAGCCTTTTACAGCAACCGCAATATCAACGCTATAATCAGCCACTTGCTATAAAAACAAAAAACATTTCTTATATATTACCTCTTTCTACCTTTTAAAGCACTATTTCGTTGTGCAAGTTCTTGTTGTTTCTTGTATTCTTCATCTTCCAACTCTGCAAAAGCAGCCCAAGCAACCATTTCTTCAACAGTTAAAGTTTCGCATAACTCAGCCACAGTTTTATGAAGTTGTTTTGCAAGGCTAAATAAAAAATACCAATCTTTATTCGCTTTTTAAGTCGGCTTTAGCCTCTTTTACCTCCTTATCAGCACCAGCTTGTAACATGGCTAATTGTATTTGTTCAAGAATTGATGCTTCGATTTCTCTTCTAAGAGAGGCTTTATCTCCATCTTGAAAAAGTCTTGCACCTTCTTTATCCAATGCTTTTTCAATCATCATTTGCAAAGCATAATCAGCGTTATCATCAGTTCCAGTTTTTTTCTGTATTGCTTCTCTTTCTGCAATAGTTAATGGGTGCCAGTAAACGGAAAGAATTATTTCATCATTTTGTTTTACGTCATGCTTGTAAAGTTGAGAAACTCCAAACTTGTTCTTTAGAAGATCAACTGCTCTTGCCATAAATAATATAATGCTATTCTATTATACTACGCATTTGCAGAGAATTGGCAAGATATTACACCTACAAAGTGACTTCTATCCTCTATTTCCAACATAGTTGGGCCATTTATATCTTGTACTCTTGGCTTAACACTGAAACTATCTACATATCCAGAGGCATTTACAGAAGTTAGACCATCAATTACAGCTTCAGATATTTCAGATAGTTGTTTAGTTCCCTTACTTTTTGGAACGTAAACATTGCATTGGATAACACCAGAATAAAAATCTGAAGAAGCTCCTTGATTTTGTAATGTTGATTGCGTGTAATTAATCATCATCATTATGTACTTCTTTGTTTTTCCTGGAGCCACGAAAGTAACATTGTCATAGATCATCGTAATGGTAGGATCTACGTCTGCTACTGCATCTGTAACTGCTTTTTCAAAAGCTGCTCTTGTTTTTACTAAAGTCATCTTGTGTAAGTTGAAGGATCTTTAAGATTAAATTCTCCATATTGAACACCATCTTTTGATGTACCGAAACCACCTGAAATGTCCTGTGCCAAGAATAACTTACCTTTTTTCTCTTTCATATTTTTGCTAATAATATCTTTCATTCTTCCTTGAATAAAGTTTTGAATTTTACCTCCTTCTAAAGCATAAGCAGCATATTTAGCTCTGTTCCCAATAAATACAGGTCTTTTAATATTATATATCTTAGTTACAGGGTATCTTATCTGAATTTTTGGATTTGCTGGTGGTTTTTGTTTTTGATAAGGAGGGCCAGCTTTTTTTCTTGCAAAATAATCTAAACTACGTTCTCTTTTTATTGCTGCCCAGGGTTGTTCGTCTTCTACTGCTTCAGTAGCAGGGATAGCCTTTGTATCAACTTTCCAACTAGAAGCAAAAAATCCTGTCCAGACAGGACTATGTGTTTTTGTAGATAAACTTTTGTGCATTTGTTTAATTACTTTATTAAAATCTTGATTTAATTGACTTTCAAGAGTGCCAACTGGATCGCTTTTTTGTAATGGTTTCCTTTTAGCCATTAGAACCGCACCAAAATAGTATAAAGATAAACCTGTCCGCCTTTTTTAGTATCAATATCATAAATCTGACTTGTTACTGTTTTTCCTGCATAAGAAAATTGCACTTCATCATCAAAATCTATTTGATTATTACCAATTAAATCAGGAGTAATATAAATCTTTGCTTGTCTTATCTCTCTTCCTTCATCCTCTTCTGATCGAATAAAAGATATTGGAACTTTTATATCTGAATATGTTGTGTTTACAACTACTTGTTCTCCAGTATCTACGTTATAACTAGAAATACCTTTCTTTATATAAGTAATAGTGTGGTCGAAAGAATCTCCTAGAGTTGCAACAACACTTTTAGCAACACTTTTAAATAAACTATCTAGCTGTCCTGCCATTATCCTCTAACTACTCTCATTTGAAAAGCACCTGCTCCACCAAGCATATATGCTCCAAGATAACTTTGTAGCCACGGGTAAACATCCATAATATTATTTATAGCTCCAGTTCCCTGACTATCAGTATTATATTTAACCCTAAGATCACCAAGAGCAACTTCTTCAAAGTTACCATCTTTACCAGTAGTTCCTGTAATAGCATCGGTATCATTTGCTAAAGCTCTAGCTAATTCGTATTGTGCATATTTAATATTTAACGGAATTTTGCTGCAAGCCAGTTCTACACCATCCACTTGATAATTATTTCTTGGAAATTTCAATGCCTGACCATCATCACATCTGTCTCCATAAAATACAAAACTATCAATCCATCTAGTAGCTGATATTAATGCTCTATTTTTTTGATCGTCTGTTTTATTAGTCCAAGTTGAAGAGTCTGGAACTGTTTCAAAATAAGTATTAGCTTCTGTCAATGTGACATAGCTATTAGCATTTTCTCCTTTTACAGTTGCATTTATGGTAGCTG